AAGCAAAGGCGTCTGAGATGACGTAGTCATTTATTTTAATGTTACGAAGAAGTACCACATATGGTGGATTTCTAAAAGATAGATTTTTAGGATTACTAGTCTAACTTCTCGTTCATTCGAGTAACTCCGTTTTTATAGGAGCCATTCCGTTGTCTCTGAGCCATTCAAATTCTAATTCTGAATAGTTCAGGGTGAGGGGTAACATGCCCAATTCAATAAGATGTTTATTGAATGTGGACTTGTAGTGTTCAAATTTTTTCTCTCCATGCGCGTGTGAAAATCGCAGAGAGTCGGTGAGATTATCGTACAAAGCTGTTCTATCGCTTTGACCTATTCTTACCCATTGTGTGAGTTCTTGAATAACATACTCTTCATCAATAGCCAATTTATAAAATCCAGGGTAAGTGGTTTTTACAAATGAGCATTTCAAAAAAGATGCTTCTTCTAAGGGAGTATATTTCATGATACCGGTTTTCTTGGCATCAGTATATTCATATCCGAGTTCAATCCAAATAGATTGTCGTGCTGCTGGTGTATACAGATCACTTACTTCTTCAGATACTGAATTAATGTCGTCATCTCCCATCTTACAACAATATGTATGTATTATCCAATCATCAGACGTGTATTTCCAATCGTGACGACTCCAGAAAATATTCCAGATTTCACAATCTTTAACAAGATGTCCTATTGAATTGAATAATGCTGTCAGAAAATCTCCTGAGGGCATTCCCCATTTAACTAGATATACCATATCCTCACAAATATGTATTCTGTTTTTAGCTGCTTGACCAATAAGCTTGATGCGACGCTTTGTTTCCGGAGTTACGTCGACAAGTATAATGTCAGCCATTTGGGCACAGACTTCTGCTGTATCATCCCAAACGTCATTCCCGAATTTTCCGTCCCATTCTACAACATCTCCATCTGAGATGTGATTAGGACTAATCCTTGCAAGGTGAGTGTATAATTTTGTTGCATCAGCACCTGCTATGTTGACTCCGATTCCGAGACGAATGTCAGTTTTATGTTCAATTGACCATTTATAAGCCCACCAATAATACTTTTTCTTTATTATGAGCCATGCTAAATTGCCAATATTGAACAATCGTGTCTTACCTTGTCTGACACGCGCTATTTTGCGTTTTTCGTCCTTCATTTGGTCTTGGTAATAATTCATTATAGGGATTCCTTTGTTGAAGAGTGAATCCTCTATTTGTTTGATGTTTTCTTCTAACTCCGGTAACATTTGGAATTTTCTTCGGCCATCAGGTGTAGGGTCGAGTTCATCAAACATTTTGTATTTTCCTTTTCCCTTCCGTAGAACATATGGCCATCCTGCCGAGGTTGCCATGTTCAAAGGTTCTACACAGTTTCCATCTCCATTAACGGCTTCATCATTGGTTAAAATTCTGTATTTGGGTGTTCGTATATGTTCATCATAAGTACTGGGTGCCGATAACATCTTGGTTACCGTTACCACTGCCTTCTGACGTATATCATATATTGGGGATGGTGTGATAGTTGAGAATTTATTGATGCCATTTTCTATTGGATCATTTGGATCTGTTAGTC